CTTTTGTGCAGGGAAGCGGGAATTCGGAATGAGGAATTGTTGGAGATCCATGAGAAAAGTCCCGATCCCACCGTTCTGGTAAGTCCGAGCATGACTTATGGTGTTGATCTCAAGGGACATTTGGCGACATTCCAGATCATATTGAAAGCCCCGTGGTTGCCGACAAAGGAGATACGGATCGAGAAAATGATGAAGATTGACAAGGCATGGTATGCGAACAAGATGCTTTGTTCCCTTGTGCAAGCGTGTGGGCGGGGAATCCGTTCGGAAGACGATACCTGCGTGACGTATATTCTGGACGGATCGATATATGACACGATTGCCAAAAACAAGAGCAAATTACCCAAGTTTTTTTTGGACAGATTTCAGTGAATTAACATGATATAGTTGAGATTTAATATTTTGCGGCTAAATAAGAATATGGCCGCAGCGGGGATAAACAGTCCATCAATCAAACCAAATATAAGTCGTGATGGAAGATCCACATCGTATGACCGGAGCATGTCTTCATATCTGAAGAACCGTCTTCCGTATAATTACAGTCTTTTGGATACGGACGAATCCAAAAACACCAAATACAAGTATTTCCAGAAGGTGGGAATGCGCAGACCGGAAGCGATTGCCAAGAATTCGGTTTCCCTTAACAACGACTTCAACAACACCGCGTTCTCCGCAATTGAACAGGATAAGAGTTTTTCGGAGATAATGTATGCCACCGCATCTCAGGACAAGCCGGGAAGAATGCGGGATTACCGGACAATGGGAGCCTTTTCCGAAATAGCGGATGCCCTTGATGAAATCTGCGATGAAACCATCAATCCGGATGAGAATGATGATGTTGCCATTTTAAAGTTCAAGAACACCGATCTGGACAGTGACAAACAGAAGAATGTTCAGGATGAGTTCAACAAATATATTGAACATTACGATCTTCACAATAATGGTTGGCAATATTTCAGGCAGTTTTTAATCGAGGGGGAATTGTTTTTCGAACAGATAATCCATGAGGATTATGTGAACGAGGGAATTTTGGGGGTGATAAACATTCCTTGCGATCTCATTGATCCGGTATATGGCAACATCCAAAACATGTTGGTGAAGGGATTTTTATACCAAAAGCCGATATTCGACAAGGCCGATCCCCGCAAGGTTGAAAAGTATGAACCGATTCCTTATGAGGAAAACCAGATCGTTTATATCAACAATTCCTGTTACAACGAAACCAAGGAATTCATTGTCCCGTTCATTGAAAACGCCCGTCGAGCTTACAGGCAGTTGAGCATGATCGAGGATGCCGTGGTTATCCACAGGATGGTCCATGCGCCCCTCCGGTTCGTTTTCAACGTTGATGTGGGAAGACTCCCCGTTCCTCAAGCGGAGGCATACCTGAGAAAGCTACAAAGCCAATACTGGTCCACCAAGACCTTCGATGCCGATCAGGGGGATATTGTCAAGAAATACAGTCCCCAATCCACTTTGGATTCATATTGGTTTGCCAAAAGGCAGGGTCAGGAAGCGACTTCCGTTCAGGAAATCGGGGGAGTCGCATCATTGGATCAACTTGCGGATCTGAATTTCTTCATCAAGAAATTGTATCGGTCCCTCAAAACCCCGTCATCCAGACTTGATCCGGAAGACGCTTTCCGGGATGGAACGGATATTCTACGGGAGGAATTAAAATTCGCCCGGATGATCATGCGGCAACAGCAAAAGTTCGCATCCGGTCTTAAAAGGGGATTCATCACTCACTTGAAACTTCGCAAGATGTTCGATGAATTGGAACTCACCGAACAAAACCTGAATATCATTTTCAATCCCCCCTCCAATTTCTATGATCTTCGCAACAACCAGAAAATGGAGTTGAAAATAAATTCTTTCAACAACATGATCAGCACTCAAAAGGTTTCCACCACCATGGCCATGAAAAAGGTTTTGGGCTGGAAAGATGCCGATGTGCTCTCTAACAGGGAACTCCTTCGCAAGGATAGTGAGCTTACTTGGGAACTAACTCAAATCGAGACTCTCGGCCCTCAGTGGAGGTCAATCTTAATGGATCAAGCGAATATGCAAAATCCGGAAGAATCTCCAGAAAGCCCAAATATGGGTGGAGGATCATCTATGCCACCAAGTTTTGGGGGTGGTGATGCTGGGTTAGATATGGGGAGTGCTGAAGAATTGCCCCCAACCGCAAGTATCCCACCCACAAATGAAATAGTTCCAGAGGAACCTATAGCTTAATTTTATCTATAAGAAATATTGGCAAGTCCGTCCAATGCGTCAATAATGGATGATGAAAATTTAATCTATTTTTCTTAGAGAAATTTAGTCTTGCTGAAATGACTTGTAAATTTCCATGATGATGATATCCCCCACAATCTAATGGTAATATATGATCAACATTATATGGAACATGTAAACATTCACTCAATCTTTTAGACATTAACAAAAAAGTTTTTTCTATATTTGGATTATGATTTGGATGATATGCGGAAGTTTTAATTGTCTGTCGTTTATTTTGGTATAATATTTTTAAATGCTTATTTTTATTGTTCCATGCTTTAATCGATGCTTGGACTTTACTTTTATTATTCTTTTTATAGTCTCTACCTCTAGCTAAAAGTTTATCTGAATTCATTTTATTATAGGTTTTTGTATATTGTGTAATGTGTTCAACGTTTTTCTGTCTCCAATCATGGGTAGCATTATACATACATAATTTACATCTACTGTGTAATTCCGAAGAGTTTTTATATTTTAGAAAAAATTCATCTTTATATTTAAATGTTGAACATTTGGGACAAAAAATCTTACCACTCATTTCATCTACAGTGATCTCAAGATTTTTTATATGTGATATTAAAAACTCGGGTAATTCCGTCCAATGTGTTAAACTTGGGTGAGTATATGACAATGACGATGCCTTTTTCGACTGTAAGGATTTTGGTATAACCTGTAAGTTCATATGATGATTATATCCACCCTTCTCTAGGGGTAAGATATAATCAATTATATAATCAATTCCCAAACATTTCTGAACTCTATATCGAACATCATGTAACACTAATTCTATTTTAGGATTATGATTATAGTGAATCGCGTTATATTTTTTCGCCCTAGCTTTGCATCTATTTACCTCACCTTGGGATTGGTTATTTTGTCTATATATACGAGATTTTTCAGATTTGGATAGTTTGGGACATAATTCAATTTTAACCTTTTGGTTTTTTATTCGATTTTTCTTAGAGTTTAACTTCACGCATTCCTTACAGTTACTACCAATCCCATGTTTGGTTTTACTGGATTTGACAAATAATTCCACGGGTTTCACCTCTCCACATTTAGTGCATCTCTTTTCAATAGGTGGAGGCCATTGATATTGTATATGTTTTGGTTTTGGAATATATGTATCTTTGAAATGTTTTCGTATTTTTTCTTTGTTATTATCACGATATATCCTACAAACCTCATTACAATGTTCAATATGTTTCAATCTCGATTTCTTGCAAGATTCGGTATGACATACCCTACATCGGTTCATCAAACCATCTAGATTTTTAGCATATTTGAAAAACTCTTCAAATGGTTTCTTTTCCGAACAACTCACACATATCTTACAGCCTTCCATGGTTGTATTTAACCGAAAGGAAGCAAAATGCAACTTTGAATTTTGAATTGGTCAATTTTAATCAGTCACAGAACGTCACGCAATTGAACGCGGAATTGTAATAATACGTCGTTCCCGTATTGGTCAATAGATTCTGTTGAACCTTTGCTTGGGTGGCACTCAAAGGCAATGCGCTCAATGATGCCGTGGCACTTAATAGTGCCACATTAAACGGCAAATCGGACGCGACATTACACTCATAAAAATAATATTGGGTTCCCTTGTTACTGGTAACCGGTGTATAATGGGTTGATTGTCCCCACAAAATGAAATAGTTCGATGAAAGATAATGATACAGTGTTCCCAAATTGGAATCAATGTTATGGGGATATATTAAAATTCCATAGGAATTTTCCGTAACGATTTTATCTCCGTTTTCATCCAACAACACCAACAAACTATCGTCCGGGACCACACACGATATGGCATAATATTGGGTTCCGGTATTGCTCTCCAAGGACATGATATCATTATTTAGCGTGTCACATTAAATAGTTTCATGTCAGATTTGTGTTCCTTGACCCCGGTTTCCGCTTTTATGAGCACCAACCTGTCCTCCAAGATCGAGTGTTATCAGGAATTGGGGGAACGGATCATGAGAATGTTGGGGCATCCCATAATTACCGTGGAGTTGCATCCCGATCAATTATATGATGCGATCTCGATGTCATGTGAGTTCTTCACGAAATATGCGGGTTATACCAAGGAGTATCTGATTTTCGACTCCGCAATATACGAACATAACGTGGGGTTGAGGTTGGACCATTTGTTCACCGTGGCAAACACCGGATTCACCTTGAGCGACAAGCTCAATCCTCCGAAAATCGCCAATCCGGACTTCGATGTGACAATAAGGGAAAATTTGTATATTTGCATGACGGCAATTCCGAGCACTTATTTTTCCTCGTCATCCGCCCTGAGTTCGGTGATTTCTTCCGATGGAATATCCCCCATGCAGATTTTGGAGGAAACCACGTATTCCCAACTGACCGCGTTTTCCCCCGCTTTGACCGGGGCTTTCCAGATATCCCCCCAAAGACCGTTTTCAATACAATGCGACCCGCAACCGGAAGCGGTGAAGTATAACAACATGTTCGACTATGATGTGATGGATTATAGGAAAGTCATTGATGTGATTGATTTTGAAGAGGGGACTTCAAGTGGTATCAGCACGTTGTTTTCGATGGAGAGTTTTCTCGCACAGCAAAGTTTCATGTCATATCAAATGTCTAACTTTGGTTTTGACCTCTTATCATGGCAAGCAGTTAAGGATTGGCAAGACACCAGAGAAAAAATTCTAGCCCTAAGAAGAGATATACACTTTGATAACCGCACACAATATATGAGAATTATGCCACAACCAAAAGACACACACTTCTGGGGAATCCTAACAGCATATGTTGAAAGACCACTTAAAGATATAATAAAAGAAAAGTGGGTTCTTGAATATTCTGTGGCCTTGTCAAAAATAATGTGGGGAAGAATACTCACAAAGATAACTGGCACTACAATGCTTGGGGGTGGGACTTTAAACGGAGAATCCATTTTAAGTGAAGGTCTTGCAGAAAAGGAAGCATTGACGGAATTTCTCATCGAAGGTGGTTTCGGGGATTTCGCCCCCATTATGTTTGGGATTTACTAAGGGTATTGAAAAAGATATTGGTTCAATATCTCCTATACTATTAAATATAGGTATGGGAAAAAAATACTTTTTGATGCTAAAACATCATAATATTACAGGTATGAAATATCTATGTTTTCATTGGGGAACTAGAGAATCATGTTTTATATATAAGGGTTCTGGATCATATTGGAAAAATCATCTTCTAAAACATGGTAGAAATATAATTACTACTATTTTAGATGAAAATGAAGACAGAACGGAGATAATAAAATCAGGAAAACATTATTCTGAATTGTGGGACATTGTGAAGTCTAAACAATTTGCGAATCTGGTTATTGAAGACGCGGGTTCGACGGCAGAAGGACTTCGAAGACCCGAAACAATAAAAAAACGTGCCAATTCATTTAAACATAGAATGGCCACCAAAGGTTTTACTGAATTGGAAATCATCCGAAATAGAAATACTATAAAAATATTACGAAGTCCAGAAGTAAGAAAAAAAGCGCAGAAAACTTTTTCGGAAAGACTGAAACGAAAAGAATTCACACAAAAAGAACTTCAAGCCAAAGTGAATATGAAAGAGCGTATAAGAAAAGATGGGTTCACATTGAAGGAAATAGAAAGAAACAATAAAGTTTCTCCTAGACAGTTGGGAAAATCTATGAGAGAACGATTGGGAGATCCGACATGGGTTAATCCACTTAAAGGAAAAACTGGAAAAGAAATACATGGAGAAGAATATATTCACCCCAGACAAGGTAAAATATTAAAAATTGAGAGAGGAAACTCTTATATAGATCCAAAATCTAAACCATTCAAATTAATAATAAATGGAAACGCAATTAAATATTATACTTCTGAAAGCGATTTCATGAGAGATACCAATTTAACTTCTCCAATGCTATGTAAATTGAAAAGAAATTTCACACATATAATAAAACGGCAAAGTAATTCGAGACACGACTATAATACGGGAGATACCATAGAATATATTCCACTCACTATTGAAGAATATAAATTGTATGTGAGTGTGTGAGTATCTGGTTTTCAAAAAATCATATCCCCGTTAAATATATGTATGCTCCTTCTTCCCGAATTCCGAGAAAATTATCACTATCGGGAACTATCATCCGATAAGGAAAACAGAAAATACCGTTTCATATTATTAAAACCTCTTGAAATCGACATAAAGGAAATACGAGTTCCCCCAAATATCACTCTATCCTTCAGGGATACACAGAATCGTGAGTGGTTGCAACTACAACATCAACACATCCTAATCCCTAAGAATTACGCATGGAATGGTGCATCCCCCAAAAGATACATAGAACCATTCAAGTGGGTTGGTCCTCCCGATTATGAGAAAACCCGAATGGCCACAGTGGTCCACGATTCCCTGTGTCAATTTCTGAATGCGGATTACTTCCCCCCGAAAAGATGGGAACTTGATATAATTTTTAAAAATATTCTGGAAAGCACAGATTTTGGACTGTCACAGATATATTATATGGGGGCATGTTTGGGAACCAAATTGAACTTCCTACAGAAATCCAACAATGGAAAAACCGCAATAATTGTGAATACTTGATTTTTTCCCGAGTTTGCTAAATACAAGGGACATGCAGTTGTTTTCAGAAAAGGTTAAACACACCTCTACGAATTCACCCCATAATATTTTACAAGTTGAACAATTTTCCGAAATTTTCTTCGATGTTTTTGAGGTGGAGATAAACAAGGCCAAATATCCAGTGGAAAAAATCGCCCGATATAAAGGCGATCCGGTGGTGTCTGTCCCGGTTTTAGTGGAGGGGACAGAGAAATTTTACCCGTTCATTTTGACCAAGGGTAAATTTGAAGTCCTTTTCAATGAAAACAATACTTTGGAACCGATTGAAATACTTCCCGTATATGAAAAGGAAAGGGTGGAAATTGTTGACAACCGGAGAGAGATTCTCGAACAAATTAAATCGGCCAAAAGGGAGGCATCCGAATATGCCGCGAATCTCAAAAAGAAAAAGCTGCATGAGGCCAATGTCGAGATAAACGAAAAACAGAAGATTCTCAAGGAAACTCTGGACAATGCCCGCGATTCTCTGGTGGAGGAATTCATATCAATTTCCAACAGGATCAAGGGGGAGTTGGTGGATGTTGCGTCCACACAATATTCCGAATTGCGGGAAACCTTGGATAACAAAATCCGGACGATTTCCGAAGACCTTGAAAAATCCCTGAAAAAAGATTTTTCCAAAGCATCCGAACAATTCGATTCAAATGTTAAAAAATTGATTCGGGAAATGTATACAGCCATTGTCATTCCCAAGGTGACAACCGAACTCACGACAATCGCACAAGATATCGTATCCAAGGTCGATAAAATCGAAGGATCTTTGAATGTGGGGCTTGAAACCAAGGCTGACAAGACCTTGGTTGAGGGGGTGTCCAAGGAAATGGATGCGATTCGATCCGCCAATGTCGAGTTGAACGATGCCATAAACCGGGGGGTGAACCGCGCTCTCAGCCGTGTTGGTAATGTCAAGACCAGCATGGACCAACTGACCGAAGAAGTTGACACGAAAATTTCAAAAGCAATTGAAGAAATTTCCAATTTTTATTCCGAGAAGATTCGGTTGTTGGAAGACCGGACAATTGATGTCACCGAGGAATCCAGAAAATATTTCATCGGCCTTATCAATGATTCCAAACACAATCTTCTGGAAGAAATCAGGAAGATAAAGACGGAAACCCCGGTGAATATGTAATAGAGTCCAAAAAAGGACCGGAAAAGGTTGATTTGGGATCTTTGAAGAGGGAATATGACAAGATCATATCGGATAAATTTGCAAACGAGGTTGTCAATCTCAGGAAATATGTGAGCGTTTATGCTTCCGGTGGCGGCACGAACGCAACACAATATCAAGACGGGGGAGTGATGAATGGTGCGCTTCAAATAAATGGCAACCTCACCGTATTCGGGGCCATTTCAGCGGCAAATTATTTGGGGATAACCCAAGGGGGTGGAACCGCAAACGCCCTCCCGTTATCGGGAGGAACCCTTACCGGAGGATTAACCGGAACAAACGCGGTGTTTCAAACCATTTCAGCGGCAAATTATTTGGGAATTAATAATTCGTCAATAACCGAGCAACAATTGTTGAGTTCTTTTCTACCACTTTCCGGGGGGAATTTAACGGGTTCATTATCATCCAACAGTAGTGCCACATTCCAAACGCTTACTGCCAATAACGGGACATTTACAGGAACCGTCTCGGCGGCACAGTATCTCGGATTACCTGCCGATATTGATAATTACCTACCACTTTCCGGTGGAAACCTAACAGGAGCTTTATCCAGTAATAGCGGTGCTGTATTTCAATCTCTCACGGCAACAACCGTAAACTCCCTCACCCTGTCCGCACAATCCGTGGGATTCACAATTTCGGGGGGGACAACTCCCAAAACACTCACAATTCCCTTGGATGCCAGAGTGTCGGGAACCAATACGGGGGACCAAACATTGGGAAGTCTCGGAGCGGAAGCGGTTGCAAACAAAACGATCACCCTTACAAACGCATCAACCGATGTTCAATATCCAAGTGCCAAGGTGGTATATGATCAGTTGGCGACCAAACAAGCAACTCTTGTAAGCAACAGCAATATAAAGACCGTGGATGGTCAGACCTTGTTGGGGATGGGGGATATTCCGGTCCAGAACATTGATTGGAAAAGCACTTACAATACGTTGTCAACCTATGTTGTAAATGACGGGGTTGCGTATTCTGGATCTTCTTATATATGCAAGTTGGAATCCACCGGAAATCTTCCAACCAACACAACATATTGGGATGTTTTGGCGAGGATGGGTGATCCGGGGGTTTCCGGAGTTTCGGGAGCATTCACCGTCCCGTTCACAAACAGCACAAGCGTTTCCTGCAATCATAACTTTGCGGCATTTCCGGTTATACAGGTGATTGACAACACCAACACGGTCATTACCCCGTCTTCCATCACCCATCCGGATACGAACAATTCCATAGTCACCTTGGCATCCCCGACATCGGGAAATGTCATTTGCACCATTGGCGGGGTTTCCACAAGCATCGTTACGAAAAATTCCGATTATACGGTCTTGCCGAATGACAGCATGATTTTGGTTACTGCCACCGCAAGGATAACCCTTCCAGATCCAACGGGATTACAAGGACGCATATTTTATATAAAACATCTTGCCAATACGGGAGTATCCGTGATTATTGATACGGCAACCACGGCGAAAATCGACGGGGAGGATTCGTGGACAATGATAGCCAAATACACAAGCATGACACTCTTGAACGATGGGTCCAATTATTATATAACCTAAATAATACGAACCATTCAATTGACAATTTCCTAAATATATACACCCACATTATAAACATTATAAAGAAATCTAACAAATGTCGTATTTTCCAAGTATAAGTCAAAACGTTCAAGTGGACACTAATAACAGTGTTCTCAATACAACCTTATCCGCATCCCAAATTTGGAATTCTTCCGGACTTGGAACATCAACCCTTGGTGTCAATGCCATCCAGATAGTGGCATCCGCCGCCCAAAACATGACAATTTATGTCGATCAGGGAAGGGCAAACAATTCCTTCCAATTGAC